AAGTGGGAATAGAGGTGCTGCAATAGGCGTTGAATATATGTCTGGCAGTAAAAATGATCTTTATTTTGCAACCAGTGGCGGCAGCGTAACTTCCACAGATACATTAACCGAGCGCCTCAGGATCGACTCAAGTGGTCGCGTGGGGATTGGTACAACGTCGCCAGGTTCTTACGCTTCAGCTGCAGATGATTTAGTCGTTTACAACTCAGGTAGTGCTGGAATAACAATCCGTTCTGGATCGTCTAATGATGGAAGTATTTACTTTAACGATACTGATGATGGCAATCAGCGTGGAATTATTAGGTACGTTCATGGAGACGATGCTCTTGCCTTCCACACGCCGTCTGGCGAGTCAATGAGAATTGACAGCTCGGGCAATGTAAATATTGGTACTACTGCAGCAGCTTCATACTCGCAACTAACACTTAGAGCTGCGTCGCCTCAATTAAGTCTTTATGCAACTCCAGGAAACGTCAGTTGCCTTAATATGGGTGACACTGACGATAATGATATTGGGCAGATTGTTTATAGCAATAGTGATAATTCTATGAGATTTGTCGCCAACAATGGCGAGCGGATGAGGATCGACAGCTCGGGAAATGTTGGGATTGGAACTAGCACAATTAATTTAACAGCTTCTGGCAGAAAAACTTTAGATCTTAATGGAAACAGTGAGAACGCAATATCTTTTAGTCATTCAAACACCCTTGCTGCATTCCTTTATACGTCATCAACTGAATTCCGGATGCAATCTGAAATATCAGTTCCTTTGGTTTTTAAACCAAATAATTCTGAGGTGATGAGACTCGAAACCTCGGGTCGAGCTAAGTGCACAGCAGGCTATTTATATGTGCAAAACAGTGCATCAGGGACAGGGGATACTGACGGTCTTGCCTTAATTAGTGATGGTAACGCAGATAAATATATATGGAACTATGAAAACACAAGTTTGCGTTTTGGTACTAATAGCCAAGAGCGGATGCGAATCGAAGGTGGTGGCAACACCAGGCTAGAGATTAAAAGTGGGTTGTACTTGCATCATTTAAATTCTGGAGCAGGTAACAGTACCCTCAAATACGGTACAAGTTCTGGTCTTGTTAGTTTTGATACTTCAAGCAGACTTGTTAAGGAGCAAATCATTGACTGCCCTTACGGAATTGATAAACTCAAGCAATTACAACCACGCAAGTATTTCCGCACCGATGACCAAGCAGTGGAAATAGGTTTTATTGCAGATGAGCTTGTTCAAGTTATGCCTGAGTTTGTTCCAATTGGACCAAAATCAGTAATTACTAAAAACGAGAATGACACGGAAGAAATCCCACTTGGCGTTAACTATGAAAAGCTTACCAGCGTGTTGACCAAAGCACTGCAAGAAGCAATCGCAAAGATTGAAACCCTAGAAACACAAAACGCCTCCCTTGAGGCACGACTTACAATCCTCGAAGGAGCTTCCTGACCATGTCACTTACACAAATCACAACTGGCGGCGTCGATGAAAACATCAACATCGACAGTAATACTCTGAAGGTTGACGGTACGAATAACCGGGTTGGGATTGGGACGGCAGCGCCTACTCGTGACCTTGAAGTTTCCAAAGCTGGTAGTGCATTTATTCGCGCAATTAACACTACTAACTCTGTAAATATTGACGTTTTAGCGGGGACTAGTGCTGCTTTTGTTGGACCGCAATCAAACCATCCTCTTGCGTTTCAAACCAATAACACCGAGCGCCTAAGAATCGACAGCGCGGGCAGGCTGTTGGTGGGCACGACAACTGAAGGTGTTTCAGGGGGTGATAATTTTACAATTGGTGCCACTAATCATGCTGGGATGACAATCCGCAGTGGAACGTCAAATAGAGGTGCAATTTATTTTTCAGATGGAACTTCCGGCAATGCAGAATACAGAGGGTACATCGAATATGATCAATCTGCTGATTACATGCGTTTTGGCACGGGTGCAGCAGAACGGATAAGAATCGACAGCTCGGGGATGGTTGATTTTCAGACAGGTATTTTTGGTGATAACCCGAGCGATAATTTTACATTAAACGGTAGAACACAACCTCATTATGGATTTAACCTTGTTCCCGAAACTGGTGTTCCTGTAGGTTTTTCAGGCTATCGGGGGATTGCGTTTGCAACAAATGGCAGCGAGCGGATGAGAATCGACAGCTTGGGAAATGTTGGTGTGGGCCTAACATCTCCGGCAAGTAAATTGCACGTTAAAGGTGGTTCATTAACAGTAGAACATGCTACGCCATCTACTGGAACATGTCAGCTTAATATTAACTCTGAAAACAATTCTCAAGTTACTTTAACGTATGACGACCAAGGCAGTATTGTATTTGGCACAGCTAGTACACCAGCAACTCAGGCTGGATTTAGCGAAAAAATAAGAATCGACAGCTCGGGTAACGTTGGGATTGGAACGGACAGTCCCGGTCAACTGCTAACTATTAAAAAAACTGGCTATCAGACGCAAGTTAGCTTAATTAGCGACACAAACGAAAGTGGCGCGATTTATTTTGGTGATACCGCCTCAACAAATCGCGGAGTAGTTCTTTACGACCACGGCCAAGACAGTTTGCAACTTTATACTGCTGCCAGCGAGCGGATGAGAATCGACAGCTCGGGAGATGTGTTAATTGGAACAACTTCAGCATTTAGCGGAAGCTCTTCGACTGCAACAGGACATCGATTTGAATCAATAGGAGTTGTTTCACATTTCAGAAACAGCGGAACAGCACTGTATGTTGGAAGGCAGGGCAATGATGGGGACTTAGTTTCATTTAGGCAAGCGGGGTCTCAAGAAGGAAGCATCTCAGTTTCTGGTAGCACCGTTTCTTTTAACGGCGGTCACCTTTCTCGTTGGTCACAACTTCCTGGCGGTGCAGAACGCACTGAGATTTTGCGCGGCTCTGTGCTGAGCAATCTTAATGAGATGTGCGAATGGGGCGAAGAAGATAACGAACAGCTAAACCGCATGAAAGTCAGCGATGTCGAAGGCGATAAGAACGTCTCTGGTGTGTTCCAAGCCTGGGACGATGACGATGACACCTACGTCAACGATTTCTATTGCGCGATGACGGGGGATTTTGTTATTCGTATTGCACAAGGAACAACTGTTGCTCGCGGAGACCTATTGATGTCTGCTGGTGATGGAACGGCTAAGCCTCAAGACGATGACATCGTTCGTTCCAAGACGATTGCAAAGGTGACCAGCACCACAGTTTCTACGACTTACTCAGACAACAGCTATTGCGTACCTTGTGTATTGATGGCTTGTTGATCGGCAACCGCCCCATGGCAACGTGGGGCGCTCAAAATGCAACCTAAAAATTGCAAAATAGCCTAAACTGTTATTGAATTTTTCAGTATTATGTCTACTATTACTTGGGCCGTCCCTTCTCTTGAACGAACTTTAAGCGACGGACGTGTAAACACGGTTCACTACACCGTAAAAGCTCGTTCAGACAACGAGGCTTATTCCGCTGGAGCGTACGGCTCTATCGGTCTAGAAGGCGATGTTGTGACCCCGTATGCTGACCTTGTAGAAGCAACTTGTGTGCAGTGGGTAAAAGACTCTCTTGGTTCCGATAAAGTAACTGAGGTAGAGCAAGCTTTGGAAGCTTCGCTAACAGAAAAAGCAACACCCACTGTTGGATCTGGTAAACCCTGGAGCTAATTATGATTACACTCATTCGTCCAATTCTCTTTTCTTTTCTTCAGTCTCAAAAGGTTAAGCTGCTTATTTTAGACATGCTTACCAAGCTGTCTGAGTCTACCGACAACGATGTCGACGACAAAGCCGTGGAGTTTATCCGCAACGGCTTGTTCCCTGGCAAGGCTCTTGATTGAGCCACCGGTTATACCGTCATTTACGGTACCGACACCTGTAAACCTCCCTGCGCCTGTACTAGAACTTCCCTCAGCGGAAATTCCTAGTTACAGGCCTCTTTATGTCCCGGCAACTGTAGAGGCAGGTTCTGTGGAACCTGGGGAAGTTCAGCAGGAGGAAGAGCAGGAAGAGTCAACCAAAAAAGAGACAACGGAGACATTAAAAGCACCGCGAACCCTCCCAATACAGATCCCAAAAGAAAATAGGCAAGACGAAGAAGCATATTTTGACGGTGTAACTACATTCAGTATATTTGGAACAAATGTACCTGTACCTAAACCTGAAATTCTTGTAGCTGCAAGTACAACAGCTACAGCATCAGTTGCAGCTACTCTTACAGCTACGTGGACTATTAAACGTCTTACTTCAGTTTTAAAACCTATTGTGAAGCAAGCGGTAAAACGACTTCAGAAATTGCGGGGGAAGAAGGCTCAGTCTTGGGGGCGCGAGCGATTGGCACAACGTCGGAGCAGACGACAGCGTAAGGGGACTCAGGGCGTATCATGAACCCCTTGTCTAGCAATTCTGCACATTTGAGTGCCCTAATAAGGGCGTAATCTAAGCGTTCCTTTTCTAAACGTTTACTAGCAAGATCTTTACAAAGGTTTACCATTTCTCGATCCAGGGGGATGCTAAAAGTCATCTGAATTCCATAATTTTGATTGCGTACATACTCCGGATGTACATCGTTACCTAAATAAAATGGGGTAAAAGTAAGAGTACTGGAATTACAGGCGTGACCACCTCCGAAGGCTTGCCGAGAGTAGCCTCCTTGGTTGATCTGCACACTTTGATTCGAGACCGAACCTGAACTTGTCGCTACAGGATTGGCAATAGCTGTAGTGCCGTTATCTTCTTCAGCACGTACAGCACCGCCAAAACCTATTGCAATTACTGAGAGAACACTGACAAGCTGTTTGTAGTAGTGGTTTGTTCGATAGCTCGAGTGATGTCTTGAGTCTCCACTACCCCAGCAGTGCGCTCTACGATCTCTAGTTGAAACTCTTCTCCATCCGTCTTGACGCTGTAAGTAGTGTTGGAATCCCCGATAGCACCGCTTGGCGTAATGTTGTAACCCGTGTAGCTGGTATAGTTTCCACCCATCCTTTCGATCGCAATGGTCTCGTCGATCGTCACTTCCGTGACACTCGTAGAGGTCATGCTGCCTTGAGTAAAGTTGGGAGTTACTGTTTGTGCCTTGGCTGGTAAAGCAAGCACTAGACCAAGTAGGAAGAACCACTTCATGATTTTGGTGGATCAATTTTCTTAACTGTAGGCTGTTTATTTTGTTCATGTCTAGAAATGCCGTAATGGGCTAGGCACCCAGTAAAAATGCTTGCCACAAATGTAGGATCAGCCTTAATAATATTTAAATAGCCTGCAGTTAGAATGGTGGCTGACCATCCTAGAACTGAGAGATGTACTACTTCTTTCATTCTGTTTGGTGAATTGTTCTCCATAGTAAAGACTCATGCCTAAGTGCAACTCTAAGAAAGGCGGCAAAAAAGCTTCAAATGGTTACAAGATGAAGTAACCGTATGCTAATTTAACTGGGCAGCTTTAGCTGCTACTCATGTATTTTTTAGGCATGAGGCGTTACTCGCCACTACCCCTTGGCTAGAGCAGTGTCAGCGCGTGAGCGGCTGCATGGGGGATATTATATTAAAGACAGATATATTAAAACTCATGGCTAAAAAAGGACCTTGTTGGAAAGGCTACGAAATGGTTGGTATGAAGAAAAAAGGCAACAAAAACGTTCCTAACTGTGTACCCAAAAAGTAATCATGCCTTCTTTTGAAATTAAGGGCGGTGGTAAAAAGAAACCGTCTTCCGGAACATCTCTTCCAAACACTGGCGGCACTATTAAAGTTCTTCCCAAAGGCCATGGCTACAAGCCTGGTTCTATTCCCGTCAAACTCGCTTACAAGATGAAAAAAGGGTTTGCATAATGGATGCTTCCTTTTTTCTTAGTCTGGTACTTGGCGTATCGGGAGTAGGAGGAGGTATCTTAGCTTGGTCTACTAGGCGTTTTGAAATGTTTGATGCTCGTATTGACAAACTTGAAGTAACAGTAAACCGTGAGTTTATTAGAAAAGATGAAGTTGTGCCTATGATGGATCGGGTGGAGCAACGGGTACAGCGGATTGATGAGAAGCTTGACCGAATCCTTTTGGACGGACGACGACTCACTAATTAGCAAAATAGAGGAGTACAAAGGCACTCCTGAACAACAAGACGCCTTAAAATTTCTAGAAGAATATACAGCCGAAGGTACTTGGGAAAAATTTAAAGACCTTTGGAGTGCAGGTAAAGTGTAAATATATGTTGTTTTGTTATGGCTGCTGCTCCTAAAAAATCTCTAAACCAACCGCAAGGTTTGGCATCTGAAGATGATCTTTATAGTCTTCACCGCCTAGTCGCGCAAAAGTTGATTAACCAACTCAATCGTGACGATGTCAAAGCCTCTGACCTGGCAAACGCTATTAAGTTTCTTAAAGATCAAGGCATTACTGCTCTCAATGGTGGAGATGTCTCTGCTATCTCGGAAATGATTTCTGAACTACCTGAAGTCGATCTCAAGAAAGTTAGGTCTTATATTGGTGTTTAGGAACACTAATTCCTACATGTACCAAGCAAAGCCCCCAGTATGGTGATTGAGTCGCCTACTGGGGTTTTTGTGTATTTAACGCCAGATTTTGCCATGGCGAATTTACAGTCCCTCCAGCGTCGAGATGCTGTTAGAGCTTGGAAACAAGGAATTAAAGAGGCTTTTGATTGTAAATGCGCTTACTGTGGGGCTAAAACAGAAGCACTAACTCTTGATCACGTTCATCCCCGCACAAAAGGCGGAGAAGACCTAGCCACTAACATTGTTCCAGCCTGTATTGATTGCAACCAATCAAAAGGGTCAAAAGAATACAGAATGTGGTACCGCGATCAAGAGTTCTACTCCGCCAAACGCGAATGGATAATCGAACAATGGATGAACTCCCACCGATGCCTGACCTTGGGCTAACAATTGAGCAAGACCTACGCTTGGAGCGTATGCGTAGAGAGCTTCCAAGCACGTCTCGCGCAGAACTCGAGAAGATGGCGATCGAGTTCGTAAAAATGACTTTAATACTGCAGAATAACCTCAGTCAAGTATTTAAGTGGGCTGCAAGTGGCAAAACCAAACAAGCAGACTGAAAAAATTATTCAGGAAGCCATTGCGTCGTTTCCTGTATTTGCTACCCACCTTTGGCACTACCTAAAACTACCCAGTCCAACTCCTGTTCAGTACCAGCTCGCTGATTACCTCCAGACCGGTCCTGACAGGCGGATCATCATGGCGTACCGAGGCTGCGGTAAAAGCTTCCTAACGGCTGGCTACGTGCTTTGGAGACTGCGTAGGGACCCTGACTGCAAGATCCTTGTGATCTCGGCCGCACAGGACCGTGCAGACGCCTTTTCGGTGTTTTGTCACGACCTACTCCGTAACTGGTTCATGATCAAAGATCTGTTCCCTAGCGATACTCAACGATTCTCAAAAGTTGCGTTTGATATTTACGGAGCTAAACCCGATCAAAGCCCTTCAGTACGCAGTAGCGGAATCTTTGGGCAAATTACCGGCAGCCGTGCGGACCTGATTGTAGCCGATGATACCGAAACACCTCAGTCTTGTGAAACTCAACTGATACGAGACAAACTTCGGGAGGCCATCAAGGAGTTTGACTCGGTAATCAAGCCTGGTGGGGAAATTGTGTTCCTAGGAACGCCTCACACACAAGACTCGATCTACGCAAAGCTTGAGCTGGCTGGGTACACCTGTCGCATTTGGCCTGCACTGTACCCCACAGCAAAGAAACGACAAAATTACTACGGCAACAGACTGGCCCCTAAAATCGCCTCAGACCTTGATAACGACAAAAGCTTAGCTGGACATCCTGTAGACCCTCGACGCTTCGGCTGGGAGGAGCTAGAGGCCCGTCAGCAGTCGATTGGACGTTCGACCTTTAACTTACAGTTTCTGCTCGACATCAGTCTGAGTGATGAGGAAAAATACCCCCTTAAACTTAAAGACCTCTGTGTGTTCCGTCTAAACCGTGAGCAAGGACCAGAAAAGGTGGTTTGGATGGCTAACGGTGATAAAGCCCTGGACCTACCATCGGTCGGTCTTCACGGAGACCTGTTTTACAAGCCTGCCCAGATCGGTTCGGAGTTTATTGAATACACCGGCTCCGTACTTGCCGTAGACCCTTCTGGAAGAGGCTCTGACGAGCTCGGATACTCTGTAGTCGCCTATCTGAACGGCAATCTGTTTTTGCTCGCCTCTGGGGGCCTTAGGGGCGGATACAGCGAAAGTAACCTCAAAAAACTCTCCCTCATCGCTAAAGAGTTTAAGGTCAAACAAATACTTGTTGAAAGTAACCTCGGCCTCGGTATGTTCTCGGAACTCCTGAAGCGTTACCTTGGAGTGATTTATCCCTGCTCCGTCGAAGAAGTCCGACATACAAAACAGAAAGAGGTCCGAATTATTGACACGTTGGAACCGGTCCTCAACCAACACCGGTTGATGGTCGACACAGACGTAATCACTGAGGACATCAGGACCACGGAATGTTATCCAGGCGAAACTCGATCTCAGTATCAGTTGTTTTGGCAGATGACCCGCATAACCAAAGAGAAAAACTCGATCAAGCATGATGACCGCCTCGATGCCTTGGCGATGGCCGTTCAGTATTTTACTGAGTCTATGGCTCTTACGGAGAAAAAGGCTATGGATTCAAGACTTGCACAACAGTGGGAACTAGAGAGGCAGTTTATCCAGGGGGACAACGGCCTCTCTGTTGATGCTATGGGATACGCTCAAAGCTTTGAAGACCTTCAGAAGGCCCTAGGAGCGTCTACAGGGGGTTCTAACTGGCTTTCAGGTATGTAATCCCTCAGGCTTTCCTAGGGACCCGTACAGAGGCATACAGAGGAAAGGTAATCTTTTGATACTTCACACCCCGATACTGAAGGTTAGAAGGCTCAGTGTTTACCTTGGTGGGTTGGTCGTACTGCTGTCCGCGATAGGTCAGAGTCATGGTTAGTTCCTCAGAAACTCACAACCCCCGTTCCGTGGCTGTTAAATCTGCGCCTTTTAAAAGGTGAACGTTTTACTACCGTACGGCCTACGACTCACACTTCGTCGTTCAGCCTGTTACAGATTTACAACTGCCACAGAAAAGCCTACACATCGCTATACTTTTTATATAAGGTTTAAAACAGGTTTTAAAGAGGGTTTTTACTTCTGTTCTTAAATACCCTATTGGAATCTTTCTGTTAGATTCCATAAGCCCTATAAGCCTTCTAATGACTGTCAAGCTGGTCACCAGGACACCAGATGCAGAAGAACTCATTGTCTACATGGCAAGAGTCAGTAACCCAGCTAATCAACAGAAGGCAGAAGGATCAGAAAAACTACTCAAATACCTGATCAAGCACAGTCACTGGTCTCCCTTTGAAATGTGTCACTTGGTCCTAGAGATCAACACAACAAGGTCTATTGCAGCTCAGATCCTTAGACATAGAAGTTTTTCGTTTCAAGAGTTCTCTCAGAGATACGCAGATGTTAAAGAGCTTGGTTACCCCCTACACCCTCACCTCCGTAGACAAGACAGCAAGAACAGACAGAACAGTATTGATGACCTAGATCCAAAG